CTCGGTTCACTCGGTTCACTCGGTTCACGTTCGTGTTCACTCGGTTCACGTTCGTGTTCACATTCGTGTTCACATTCGTGTTCACGTTCGTGTTCACACTCACACGACTGTTCATGTTCCGAACGGGTGTGTGTCTTTTTCTCGAGAGCATGATGGGTTCACGAATTTTGTGTCCATCGAGATACCGTTTCGTCGAGTCGACCAATTCGACTTTCGTCAAACCTTTCGTCAAAACGACACCCGCCTTTCTCGCAACGCGGCGCAATTCACTCACAGTTGAATCACTCGCAAATAAGATATCGTAATCTTTTTGCTTAAGAGGCGACTTACCATCCACCATGAATGTTCTATTCTTACTGAGAACCAAGGGTGGAAGAGGGAGATTATCTTCCTGAATATCCGTGTAGGCCTGACAAATCTTCTTGCGAGACAAATTCAGATCCTTACCGGTATTCTGTTTAATCATTTGACGTAGGTTGTCTATATCAAGTTTTGGATCGCATGCATCCATCCATGCACTTTAGTATACAAAAATATTATAATCCATAACCAATCATATATAACCTGACTTTATCTTCATAAGACATACCAAAATCAAATATATTAAAGTTCTCAACGTCTATCTGATGTGATTTTATTTTAACATCATACCTTCCCCTGTTTCGTAGGGTTGATGCGATGATCGTTTCAAGAAACTGCTTCGGGTTATCTAGATCTTCTTTATAACTAGATACGACGTGTATTTTTACGCACTCGATTTCATGTGGTTTTTTATCGATAAAGGGCATGAGTGGTATCTCTTCGGCGACACCACCATCGATGTATGATTTTCCATCATACTTTCCACACTCAAATACGAGTGGAATGGCGATGCTCATGCATACAGCATCAATGACTTTCATATCTGGATGTGTATCAACCGAAAAGTATTCCGTCTTCGATGAATTGAGACAAAAGGCTGCGATGTAAATCTTCTTATTGAGTTCTTTAAATGATGGGTTACAACCGCATATCTCTATGAGTTTTTGTCGTATAGGATCCACATCGACGAAGCCAAATTTGTTAAAAAAGAGAGCAATATTTACCTTAACAAATTCAGAGATATCTAATGTCGATGAAATTTTGAAAATCTTATCGACGGACATCCCCAAAGCTAAAAATAGTGCCAAGATAGACCCAGCGGAAGCGCCGGATATTTCCTGGACATTGTGAAGTTCTTTATGTATTTTTTTAAGACGGCCGATCATGGCATAAATACCCATGGCACCAGGTCCTAAAACTAGATACTTCATATCCTATTAGTAGAATTGAGGAAATTGACGTCGCAAAGACGCGAAAATAATGGCGAACACGAGTGCGTGCACGAGGACAGACTGCGGACTGGTTTGTCCGGAGCGGAAAACACCACCCGACCCTGGTGGAAGCGTCAAAAGAAGCCCAGGGCTTAGCGCAAGGAAGAGAGTCGTCGTCACGAGCAAATCAGCCTTCGTCACAACCAATCCCATGACACGCGCAATAGCGGAGTAGACCAGGAAGAAGACGAGTGCGTGGAAGAAGATGGCCATTTGGCTCGTCTGACCATTGGTAAACTTAACAGACTTTCCATCCGTCGTGAGCAAAAGACCTGGGCTGAGCGCGGCAAAGAGTGCGGCGGGGATGGCAACCTTCCGGGTCGCGATATCGGGGAGCATTTAGTATATATACACATTATTTTGCTCTGTATGTGATGCCACAAAGTCAAGAAAGTGATCGAGTGTCGCTCCAGTCATGAACACACTTTTCATATCCATATCTTCCACACACTCTTGGATCTTTTTCCAAATGTATGAGAGTTGTGGTATTATGGGACAATACAAATACAATGGCTCGTCGTGATGTTCTTTGTAACAAAACTCAACAAAATCATTGAAATCACCCCTGTTGAATACTATACGCTCCAACCATGCATCGTGAATGAGTGTATTCATGAGATCCCATAATTCCCATAATTCATCTGAGTATTTGGATTCCCAATCGTGAATATTCAGATGAGTGTCATCGTCCTCAATGACCTCACCGTGCTCATTGAGCTCAACGTCGAGGTCGAAATTGCCATCTTCGATATACTGACTCCAAACCATAGTTCTTACTTATCTTCATTAGGAGGCTTCTCTTTTATACCGGTTAACGAAAGCGTGACAGACTCTTTCGTTTTTAAATTATCTTGGATCGCGTTGATTGCTCCCTCAACCTTCACTTCGTCACCACTAAAGAATTTCAACAACCCTTCTCGTATGGAATCCTTGTTCACACCCGACTTACGGACGCTTTTTCGTAAACTTATCTTCCCTTTCCTGAGGTTAATGGTATCAATACCCTGATCAACCATGTGTTTCTTCACCGTCTCCTTGAGACGTTTTTCTTCCTGGTTGAGGACCTTGATATCAGATTTCGCTTCGGACAGTTGTTTACTGAGTTCGACGAGCTTTGAGACGCTCGTCGACAGTTCATTAGACACAGAAGACATATTTACCTAGTATTACTCTAAAATCTTTAAGCGCACAAACTACGTTGCATCAAATCCGGGGCAATCGTCGAGTTGTTCCACACGAAAGCATCCTTCGGGTTCGGCGGATCCGCGCGAATTTGTTGGTTCGCGTTACGCAAAGCACCGCCGGTAGTCTCCGGGAAACCAATTTGCTGACGCGGGTCTAAGAAGTTTTGACCTTTGAGGATGTCTTCCGGGGCAAATTCACCAAAGTCTTCCTGGGAAGCGACTTCGCGGGGCAACAGAGAAGACGCGAGGCCGGTACCAGCCTTCATTTGGCACGTGCTTGGCGCGACATCCTTGCTATCGTAAAGGCTCGGTGCATACATGGTCTCCTGAACACTGTACTTAGACTTCTTGGAGTTCATGCTGAAGAGCAAATAAACGAGGACGGCCACAGCCGCGAGCATGACCAATTGATTCGGGCGAATCTTCACCATCTTTTATTATACAGTATACAAATTTTTTTATTCTTCATCCTCATCTTGGAAAGCAAATTCTTCTGGATAGGTTTCTTCCGGCTGGGGTGGCGGTGTTGACATTTTGACCTGGACGACATTCCATACCGGACCAAACGCCTTCTTAGCGAACCACAATCCAGCAAATTCGAGAATGACCGAACATTCGTTTTCGGTCGTGAGCGCACTGAAGTCCGTGAGTTCTTGGTCGGCTGTAAAAATCTTCGTCGGTGCGATCTTATCCGCACTGATTTGATTATCGTTGACACTCGCCGTATACGCGGATTTCACCGTTTCTTCAGAGAGCGCTTTACCGAACCATGATTCCGAATTTTCGATTGCGGCCTGGATGTTTTGTGTATCGAGTGCCTGTACACGTTCAAGATTTCGTTCGGATGCGAGATCAAAGGTCACTTCCGTGTCGGTGAGACCCGTAACCTTCACCTTATTCAACTGAACAAAGCACTTCTTATTGTCATCCTTCGTCGCCTTTACGAAATAGAAACCTTCGTCGTCCTTGGTAGGAGTATCGTATAACATTATACCGTATATTGTACTTATTTCTTTAAACCAACGAAAGGAATCTGTGCTGACTTTAAAAGTACTTGTTTAGGAACCCAATTATCTCTGATTGGTCTGTATCCATACAACGTTTTCAAAATGTTAATTTTCTCTGGAACTTTTCCACCTACAATTGGTCTGAGATTGTATTCATTCTTCACGTAGTTTTTATTTTTTGATGTTCGCCAGACCTGATCATTTATATTGAAACGTTGATTTCCCTTCGTCTTCTGGAATCCGGGAACCGTCACGCTCTTCGTGGAAGCTTTAAGACCGATAACAAACTGCTTCGACACGCGCTCTTCATCGGGCGGTGTCGTGTACGCGGTGTACTTACGTGGATTCACCGCCAATGCGGACTTCATGTTTACACGTCCGTCCAGTTTTCTTCGACGCATGGGTGTCATAGGAAGTTTACTAACTTTCTGATAAATGGATTCAATCGTATCACCTGAGTTAATGGATACTTTACTCGAAATAATTTTGGACAACTTCACCATGCGTTGTCGATCCTTTTCACGCTTTTCTGGGCGAAGACCGAGCTTTTGCATAAGATATACATCATCGAGGAGGAAACGACGTCCAGCTACATAGATACGATCGTCTCGCGTGATCGTATTGGTACGACGATTCCTGTATGTAACACCCTTCTTTTTTGTTTCTACAACTTCGAAACCAAATTCACCTGGACGCATGAAGGGAATGTCCAGGATACCACCTATCGTGCGTTCGATAATCTGTCCTTTCGCCGCTGAAAAGTACCGCACCTTAAGATCGAGCGCGAAGAGTTCGACATCAATGAACACATTCATCTTGGACGGTTCCTGACCGTTCCCAACCTTCTTCTTTTTGATAAGGATATATCGTCGCGTCACAAACGGCCCCTTTTCAGCAAACCCAAGACCGAGAAACCTTTCGAGTTTTGTCTTTTTCGTAAATCTCGATCGAATTTCTTTGTCGTATTTTGAAGCTATTTCACCTAATTTATTCCACAATAGAACCTTAACAGCTTGAAGCTTCCCAAAATACTTTGAATCATATTTGAATCTAGGTACAAACTTTGTATCAATGTCACTCGTGATGATTCGGTCCTTACGATCGATGTAATAATTAAACGCTTCACCACCAGAGATCACGAGATCTCCACTCGTTTTTAAAAAATCCGAAAGTTCACCAACCATTCGATACACGATATCACGGATAGTGTCGGTCACGTACGCGTAGACTATCTTCTCAAGTGATTCCTTCTTATGAAGTCTGTGAAGACGCTTTCTAAAATTTGTCATATCATCATTCTCATAGTACTTCTTCAGCGTGACGTCATTGAAGAACAAGTTCTTTACCATGAACCGATTGATGACGGCCTCTGAGTAAATGCTATCGTCCATTATAATATTGTGATATATAAAAATGGAGTGTGATAAGCTCAAGTGTGACGTAATAGACGAATGTAAATGTTACGCACTGAAGAACGAAACCTACCCATACGAAAACCAAATCTGTGGTGTGCGTCGAGGAAAGCGTGTGTTTCCATGTAACGCGGCGTGTTGTTCCGGTGGATGCCCTGGGCAGTGTAAAAATGTCCGTCCCAGACCCCCGTATGAAGTAACCGACGACTTCTTCACACCATTTCAAGTCGATATTCCAGCATACCTTAAAATTATCCTTGTGGTTCTTTTAGGTCTGGTTATAACAAGCACATTATCGTTACGAAAATGAGACTTAAAGATGAGGCTTCTAACAAGGATATAAGATGTCTCTTGAAACGATCCAATCCGAACTCACCGCGCTCCGTGCCGAAGTCAAGTCCTTGACGAAGCTTATCCGAAAGGTTAAGGCGAAGCAAGACGACCCGGATGGAACCAAGGCTGCTGAGCGTGCGAAGAATAACGGCTTCAACCGCAAGCAACAGGTTACCGATAAGCTCCGTACGTTCATTGGTCTCGCGGAAGGAGAATTGATCTCCCGAAGTGAAGTGACCAAGGCTATTACGAAGTACATCACTGACAATGGTCTCAAGCACCCGGAAAATGGCCGTGTGCTCATCATGGACGAAAAGCTCCGCGATCTTCTTCAACCGGGTGATGTTCAAGTCACCTTCCTCAACTTGCAAAAGTTCTTGAGCCCGCATTATGTTAAGGCTTAAACAAATAACACATTAATGAAATAAAATGAATATCAATAAGTCCATCATCGAAGAACTTATTGGTACAAAGCCAACCAAGTTGGATTTGTATCAAAAAGCCTTCACTCATAAATCAGCCCTAAAGGAACACGAAGAACTCACAGGTTCCTTTGAGACTTTGGAATTTATAGGTGATTCAGTCCTAGGTTTTGTGATAACAAAATACTTATACGACAGATATGAAGAAAGACAAGAGGGATTCTTGACAAAAGCACGAACCCAACTCGTTCGAGGTGACACGCTCGCTGGTATAGCTCGTAAACTTGGACTCCATGATCGCGTTCTCATGGATGAAAAGGGTATGCGAAATGGGTGGAACAATAACCCAAAGATTCTCGAAGATGTATTTGAAGCCTTGATTGGTGCCATTTATATGGATCTCGGTCTCTTACACGCGAAACAATTTATCCTTTCAATTTACGAAAATTCAGAACTCGTTGATATGAAGTCGATCATGGTTGATAACAATTACAAAGATCATCTCATGCGATATTCACAATCAAATAGCCTTCCTCTCCCAGATTATAGAATTGCGGCACAAGTTGACGGTGTTTTCACGGTCGATGTATTCATAGACAATGTGTTTTTAGGTCGTGGATTTGCAAAGAGCAAGAAGCGCGCCGAACAAAATGCAGCGAAAGCCTTTTTCTACCCAACTCAGCTTAAAAGATAACTTCATAAATAAATTAATATGCATCCAAACGTAGAGGCACTGATAGCTCGTGAATATGCAGCGCAAAAGAGTCAAGAATGGCTCGCGTTGCGTGGAAATATGCTCACCGCCTCGGATGCTGCGACGGCCATTGGCAAGAATAAGTACGAAACACCCCAAGGTCTTCTGCTTAAGAAGTGTGGTCTTGGGGAAAAGTTCACGGGCAATGAAGCCACGCGTCACGGTGAGAAATATGAGGACGAAGCGCGGATTCTCTACGAAGAAAGACATGGAGAAGTCGTCCACGAGATTGGATTATGTCCACACCCCATACATACATGGCTCGGTGGAAGTCCAGATGGTGTCTCGGAATCTGGGAAGCTCGTTGAAATCAAATGTCCTATGTCTCGTAAAATTGAACCGTGTGTTCCCGAACACTACATGCCACAACTTCAATTGTGTATGGAAATTCTAGATCTCGAAGAAGCAGACTTTATTCAATATAAACCCGCTGAAACAAATTGGCCGAGACCCGAAGAGTTTGTTGTTGTCAATGTAAAACGTGATCGCGAATGGTTCAATACATATTTACCAGTCATGAAAGAGTTCTGGGACAAGGTTTTGTATTTCAGAGAACACCTCGATGAACTTCCGAAACCAGAAGAAAAGGTGAGGCGCCCGCGGAAGAAGAAGGAAATTCCGGTTGAAATAGAAATAGATCCGAATGATACCTACCTAAGTGATTAGGCGAACTTTAAAAATCATACAATCATGACGATCGAAGACCAATATATTAAAGCAAAGAACCGCCTCAATGGTCGTTTATTTGCACCCTATCAAAGTGAGGGTGTTCTATGGATGCTTTCCATGGAAAATCAAGTACACGGACCAAAGGGTGGGTTCTTGTGTGACGAAATGGGTCTGGGTAAAACCGTGCAAGTCGTCTCGACTATTCTAGGGAATGAAAAGAGACGAACGCTCATCGTTGTACCCAAATCTATCGTAACACAATGGGTTCTTGAGATACAAAAATTTGCACCACACCTACGTGTGGGTGTCTATGATGGGTCGGATATGCGTCCATATGACGTAGTCGTGTGTTCATATTCACTCATCGTGAATGGTGGTCCGCTTCATGGTATTTCATGGGACCGTGTCGTACTCGACGAAGCGCACGAGATTCGTAACCGTTCATCAAAGACATTCAAGAGTGTTCGTTCGCTTCGAGCGGATATTCGCTGGATTGTCACTGGTACACCTGTATTCAATTCGATGAATGATTTTGTGTCTTTGTGTGAATTTCTCGGTATCGAAAAGACGCTGGTACAGGGCATGACGAGCAAAATCAAAGATATCTATATTCTTCGACGAACAAAGGAGGATCTCGCGAATATTGATAAGAAACTCGAACTCCCACCGTGTGAATTTGAAAATGTGGAACTCGAGATGTTTCCAGATGAACGCAAGTTGTATGAATTTGTGTTCAAAGATGCACAAGATACAATCAAGGACATTTTTACTTCTTCATTAAACATCAACGCAAAGAATATGGCTATTTTAGAATGCTTATTACGAGCGCGTCAGTGTATGATTTGGCCACAGATGTATCTCGATGGTATGGCACGTAAAAACAACACAGAACCAGAACGATGGGTTGGACGATCTAATAAAATGGAAACACTCTTCCGTATGATAGGTGGTCATCCAGATGAAAAGACGCTCGTGTTTTGTCAATTCATGGGTGAGATGAATTTCATTGAACACGTACTCAGAGAAATGGGGTGTGTCACATTCAGAATAGATGGTTCATTTTCAAATGTCATGCGTCAACAACAGGTTGAAGCATTCCGTAAAGCTACACCCGGCGCAGTTTTCATCATTCAAATCAAAACAGGTGGTCAGGGACTTAATCTTCAAGAAGCCACACGTGTGTACATTACTGGACCCGCGTGGAATCCTGCGACTGAACTTCAGGCCATCGGTCGTGCACATAGAACTGGTCAGACCAGACCCGTATACGTTAAAAAACTGATATACAAGGAAACTGACGAATTTATCAGCGTCGAAGAAGAAATGATGGCGCTGCAGGGACACAAATCACTTGTGTGTTCACACGTACTTAATGACGAAAGAATTCAAAGACAAATTCCTGTGAAACGAACCTGCGAAAAAATATCAATTCTGGACATCAAGAAAATTTTCAGAGCATAGAGTATATTACAATGTCTACTATCGGAAGCCGCGCTGAAGTGTTCCACGGTACTGCTGAAAAGACCTCAGGTGGTCTCATGAAGAAGGATCTCATGATGGATAAGAAGGATGGTCGCATCAAGAGCAAGGCTGCGCACGACGCCGCCATCGCGCGCATGAAGTCTGAAGGTAAGGCTGCTATGGTCAAGGTCTTCAAGCCGAAGAAGGGTAAGTTTGCGCTCCAGCCGAAACAAGGTACGAAGGCCTACGAAAAGAAGATCAAGAAGATGGAAAAGGAAAGAAAGTAATTTCTCAATCTATAGTAAATGACGCTCGCAAAGTGGGATGAGTCTGTTCGTTTAGCAAAGATTCAATTGGGTATGAACCCAAACACCTTTGTTAAAATACAGGGGAAGTTACTCAAGGAAGCTCAGAAGATTTATCACTTACTCCTATTAGCCGATTAATTTCTTATTATAAGATATAACAATGTTCAACCGTATGAAAGCCGCTGCTGCTCGCACACGTAACGCCGCGAAGGCGACCTACGCGCGCGTTGCCCCCGTTGTCGCCAGTCAAGCTCGTCGCGTTGGTTCTGGTATGAAGAGTTTTGGTATGGCCGCGGCCACCAAGGCTCGTAACACGTATGACAAGATGCGTCAAGGTAAGAACGCCCCGTCCGTTGCTCCGACGCCGTACCTCGACAACAACGCTCACCGCATTTACAAGACCAACAATGGTGCTGTGTTCTCCAATGGCCCGAATGGTAACAAGAACTACAAGCCAGTCGTGGGTGCCATCAAGAATGGTGCGAATGCCCCGATTGTTCCCATTAACTCGATGAACGTGAAGACGGTCCCGAACAACATTCGCCCGACGAACAACGTCAAACCGCTTCCGGCTGCCTAAACAAGGAATTGAAAGCCCTTAAGTCTTTGTGGTTCAAAAACCATGAGATTATACAATTTCCACGTGATACCAAACTTCCTATTCAAGAAATACACACTATTGAGTTCAACAATAGCTAAACCCGTATTCCTTGCATAGAGTCCATTTTCCGCGGAATCACTCAACACATTCTTTTCGGGATCACACACAGATGCCTTGATGTCTCCGTCAATCGTGGTATCGACCTTCACACGAAACTTTGGTTCACGGTCAGGTGATTCTTTGATATTCGAATTGAACATCGGGATGAGTTCATCTTTCGTCATATTTTTACCAAATATGGTTTCACTTTGTTCGGCGACACTCTCGATGATTTTGTCTTCAATCGCACGCAAGGTATCGTGAAACTTTTTAACGTAATTGTCATCTTCGTCATGTCCTTTCATAGAAAAGTCGATATTGTACTTTGTTTGACCCACTTCGGGTGTGAATCCAGACACCCCAAATGGCATGTACATTCGCGGGGTCGTAATTCGTAATGGTTTTCCATCTTTCGTCGACAATACAATTTTTCTATTATTGTAATTGGCGATCTCAAGGATATCTAATGCGTCAACAAACTTCGCCATTAATATGTTATACTCATTTGTAAACTTTAAGCTGAACATGCCACACACTCAGGCTCAAGGCTGAATTGAATCGGGCGCGCCTTTGCTTTAGATCTCAGATAATACATACCCGTTTTGAGTCCCTTCTTCCATGCGTACATGTGCATACTCGAAAGCTTGGTGAGTGTTGGATTTTCCATGAAGAGATTCATACTTTGCGACTGATCAATAAAACGAGCTCGATCGGCTGCCATGTCAATAACATCCTTCATCTTAATTTCCCAAACGGTTCTGTAAAGATTCTTAATATCATCGGGAATATCCACAATGTTTTGGATGGACCCACCCGCCTTGACCATGAGATCCTTCATATCCTTCGACCATAAACCAATCCTTTTCAGGTCTTCAACGAGGTGTCGGTTCACGACTACAAACTCACCAGCGAGCGTTCTTCGAAGATAGATATTTGTCGTGTACGGTTCGAAACACTCATTATTTCCAAGAATTTGCGCCGTTGATGCCGTTGGCATGGGTGCCATGAGGAGACTGTTACGAAGACCTTTCTCCTTAATTCGTTCCTTAAGAACATCCCAGTCATCACGTGTGAGTGTCGTTTCCCCGTCCCACATATCAAATTGGAGGATACCCTGTGAAGCTGGCGACCCTTCAAATGTCTCATAAGAACCCTCAGATTCGGCAAGTTCACAACTCGATTCAAGTGCGGCGTGGTACATCGTCTCAAAGATGCGTGCATTCATATCCTTGGCTTCATCGGAATCAAACGCAAGGCGGCACTTAATAAATACATCCGCGAGACCTTGGACACCGAGACCGATGGGTCTGTGACGCATATTAGACTTTCGTGCAGTCTCCACTGGATAAAAATTACGATCAATGACTCTGTTTAGATTTTTGGTGACAATCTTTGTGATTTCATGAAGCTTTTCATAATCAAACGAGCGAGTCTCTTCATTGACGTATTTCGGAAGGGCGATTGACGCCAAATTACACACAGACGTCTCATCCTTATCGGTGTACTCGATAATTTCCGTACACAAGTTTGAGCTCTTAATTGTCCCCAAATTCTTTTGATTACTCTTCATGTTGCACGCGTCCTTGTAAAGCATGTATGGTGTACCAGTCTCTGTTTGTGACTTGAGAATAGCCTTCCACACCTCGGCGGCTGGGACGGTGGCATTCGCTCGTCCCTCCTCCTCATACTTTGTGTAGAGGGCTTCAAACTCTTCACCGACGGCGTCTGAAAGACCCGGTGCCTTGTCTGGACAGAAGAGCGACCATTGACCACCCTGCTCAACCCGCTTCATGAAGAGATCTGGAATCCACAGAGCCGAGAAAAGGTCGCGACAGCGTGCCTCTTCATCCCCTTGATTGAGGCGTAATTCAAGGAAGTCCATAATGTCCGCATGCCACGGTTCCAAGTAGACGGCAATTGACCCCTTACGACGACCAGCTTGGTTTACATAGCGCGCCGTGGCGTTAAATACACGAAGCATTGGAATGATACCATCCGATTGACCATTTGTACCGCGAATACGGGACTTATTCGCTCGAATATCGTGAATATGCATACCGATACCTCCAGCCCATTTAGAAATTTGTGCACACTCCGTCAAGGAACCGTAGATTCCGTCAATGGAGTCGCCTTTGTTTGCAATCAAAAAACAACTCGACATTTGGGGTCTCGGTGTCCCCGCATTGAAGAGGGTTGGTGTCGCATGAATGAAAAACCCTTGGCTCATTTTATCATAGGTTTCCAGTACAGAATCAATATCATCCCCGTGAATACCGATAGCCACACGCATAAACATATACTGTGGCGTTTCCATGAGAGCTCCATCGAGGCGTTGAAGATATGATTTCTCGAGCGTCTTGAGACCAAAGTATCCAAAATCATAATCCCTCTTCGTGACGATATCATCACGAACACGGCCGGCAATTCTCGCGACATCTTCGGTGACAATGTTCGCTTTAGCCAATTTCTTCATGGCCATGTGAAAACTGTTCGGTGCAGATTTCTGAATATTACTCGCCACGATGCGTGTCGCCAATACTTCATAATCCGGATCCGATGTAATCATACCAATACAAATTTCGGCAGACAGTGTGTCTATTTCGTGGGTCGTGATACCGTCATACAGAGACGATGCGACCTGTTGTGCAACCTTTGATGAGTCGCAATTTTCCGAGAGTCCATATGTCAAATTCTTGATCCTATTGGTGACATTATCAAATTTCATATCCTCAATACGACCTGAGCGTTTTACGACTCTCATGTTTACTAACTATTCTAAGTGTTTTATTTTTAACTTACTTCCGGCGACACTCGATATCAGTGCTTCTGACACGAACCGGTCCAGCAATTTCAACCTTTCGGTTCGGCTGGAGAAGGTACGTGTTCACATTAAACATACCCTCCTCACCCGGTCGTGAGATCGGTGCATACGAGCCGATGAACGGTTCGGCGCTCTTGGACGGGATACGCTCTTTGTTATCAGGCTTGGCACTGTATGTCGCATCAAAGTCTGCGAGCACAAACATAATTTAATATGTACCAACAGTTTTTTTTCCAACCTTATATTAAATGTGTGACAATCTTCACCTCAACTCCCTGAAGCAGTGTCAGACCCCTCTGAACACACTCTTCTTTTCCGAGTTCAATACGAATATTCTCCAGCGGGCAATCAGGCAAGAGTTCAAGAATAAAACTGGAATCGCCATTGACTATCAAAACAAGGATGATTTGTACGGAATCATGCGAGTTGTTTTCATTAACAATTCTGGGAACCACTTTGAAAAGGTGAATGAACAGGTCAAAGAGATGAACGAACGTGTCATCAAAACTGCTTTGTCACAAATTCAGAGCGGTGTGTCTCAGTACATGGGATTTATTCGCGACGTCGATACTGTCAGTATTCCATTGGCTCAACCCATCAACACGAGTACATATGGTAAGAAGATTGACCTAAGCGCAAAGGTGGGTTTGTAAATTATACAAATGTATAGACAGACTTGCCAGATTCGATGGTTCCATGGCATTGATGACTTCAAGCGCGTTCGCTGAAATTCGATTCATGTCTTGAATTCGCTTAACACTAACTTCGATCAGTCGCTTCATCTTCGCGATTGTTGGATCATTATGATCATATTGCACTGTTAAAAAATCGTACACATTCTGCAATTTTTTAACACCCTGATACAGATGTACCGGTAAGTAATCCATTATAATGTACATATGGTATTATTTACGCCGCCATTTCGCGGGAATTGTTTCCACACCCGGGGCATACCTTTCAGTCGCCTGAAGACGAAGACGGATCATAACAGTAATCATCACGATGAGAGACACGATGGAGACGATGGACATTCGGTCAACGTTATTAAGAGTCATTTTATATTTACAAAGATTTAAAGTTTTTAGACCATGAGAAATTAAGATGAGTTTAAACTACTACAAGGATGAAACAGAAAAGGTCTGTAAATCTAAAGGTTGGGATAGGGCTGCAGTGGATACAGTATGGCTTTTACTCACCGAAGAGTTTGGTGAACTCGCATCTGCGATTCGTCAACAGAAGAAAACCTTCAAGAAGACAAACCTAAAAAAGGACAGGGGGACGGATGTCATGATGGAAATGGGTGATGTATTTAGTTATCTTTTCCAGTTGGCGCACATGCTTAATGTAGATCTCGATAAGATGTGGGAGGAGCACAGACAAAAACTCAAGACCAAAAAATATAAAATATAGCCTACTATTAAATATGAGCAAGTACATGCTTTGTGATCAGGATGCCATCAATGATGTGAATCCGTTCGTGTCTCGCGATTTTTCTTTACCGGGTGGCGTTCGGCAGCTCGGTGAATTTGCTGACCGAAGCCTCGTCAAAGAGAAGTCGGGTATGGAAGTTCAGGAAGACAAGAGTCTATATTGTGATTATGCGCGTACCGGTGGGTGGCGTACGAAGGACATGTGCGAACCGTCAAAGCCGAATTGCTTCGATACTCGGCCTCTTTATCCGCAACGAAACATCGATTACGGTTTCGTCGCACACACAAACCCGAACCACCGACACAACAATCCCAAACCCCGCATGCGATTTGATTTTAGATATGGATTAATTTTGATCATTTTGATCATTGCAGGTCTATTAATTTTAAGACGTTAAATAGGCGTGAGAGGTTTTTCATTGACACAGTACGTTCGATGACATCTGGAAGGACTTCACAACAGAAATTTTCCGCATATTTACATTGCCATACACTCTTTTTATTGATGTACGGGGGTATGAATGTAGGATCAATAATCTTAACCGCATTCATCACACGAATATACGTTTTTATGTCCACGATTCCACAGAGAATATTCTCAAGTGCGATCGTCGCCATTTTGACACGCGTTTCATGTGTTGGTTCAACCATCGTTCCGAGAAAGTTTTCATACGGAATAGACTGCTTTCGAGATACAATTTCCGTCCAATCACCACGGGGTTTTGTATTCAGGTAGTCGACAAAATCAATGTACCCGCGACCCGCAACGTATTTCATATAATTGATTTCGACGTAAGAGAGATCGGATTCAATGTCATAGACGACGAGCGCTCTCTTTAAGAATGAACTCATGTGTTCACATCCACTCTTTTCTCTAAACCACTTATAAACTCCTAAGTGCACAGTTGCCATTGTAATTTTAAGTCTAAAATGAAGTACACGTGCATCGCCAATAATACATTTTCATATTTACTCACACTCGAGGAGTTTAGGAGTAAATTACCCGAAAGTACGAGACCATCATGGATAAAGATTACAACAATCACAATGATTTCAAATTTCATTCAAGAGATTGATATCAAGAAACTTCGAGCGGCATTTGAAAAGCTTGGATCTATCAAACTTCGACGCAGTGGTTCAAAGTTCGATGGTTTCGAATGGAAACTTAAACCGACGACATTCTTTAATCAGATCACGCTCACGTATGAAGATGTGTACAGTACAAAATCAATCAAAGTTTTTCCCAATGGAAGCATTCAAGTCGCTGGGTGTTCCGATCTTTTTGATTGTAAGAGAATCATCACACAACTTACATACATTCTGAAAGTGTGTCTCAACATGGAACGTGAAATATCAGCCGATTCTTTCAGGATTGTCATGATCAATTCAAACTTCAGTCTCAATTACAATATCAATCTCATGATGGTGGCCAATCACTTTGAAAAACATAACGGGCTTTTCAAAGTGTCGTTTGAACCAGATAGGTATTCTGCAGTCAAAATTAAGTTTAAACCCGCAGAAGAAATGAAGGAGATCACGACGAGCATTTTCTCAACTGGAAAGATCATTATCACTGGCGCCGAGACTCTCAAGGAGATTGTTTTTGCATATAACATTATCAATCAGCATATCAACGAAAATCCAGCCATTCGAGTGTCCGAGACGCTGGAAAAGGAGAACTTTGATATATTTCTCGGTTACAAATGCGAATCACTCATTCCGAGAATCAGGGAAAGAGGATTTCACTCATGGTTGCGAACGATTGAGAACAGGCCAATAAATTTCTAATGTAATATTAACAAAATGTCTCAACGACTTGGTATGGCCGACGGACGATGCTTCACCATCAACACGTCTTCTCAATTGCTCAATAACAAGATTATGGAATCCAACAAAGTTCCGCTCGTCGACAACTACGCGTACCGTCAACTTCTTCAAAGAAGTGGTCCGAATTTGATTGAAAAGATTCAATCTATGCAAGATACCAACGACCGATGCTCGTCATGCGACCGGGCGTTGTGAGTAAAATATGGTAAAAAAGTTTAATGTAGTACTCCAGGATGAGCACGTGTTCTATATGTCTTAATCAGGTGAGATCACACAGACTGAATCCACCTATTCGATGTGGACATATATTTCATTCAAAGTGCCTGGACGATTGGAAAGAGAAAGGTAAGAATACATGTCCATTATGTAGAAAAGTATTCGACGTTTCACAGTTCAAAGTCACATTGACAATTCAGAATAATTATGCAGCCACATCGAATAGTATATCACTCAACGAAGATGTCATGTTTAACGTCATGGATTTGTTTGATATATCCTTTGACGTTGAAAATACAATAGATCTTGACAGCCTACTGTCCGACCTTGGGGTGAGTCTTGCCGACTTTGATTCCTCGATCACGGACACAGAATGAACTACAATACTTACTGTAATTTAAACCCGGATAGTTTCTAGACGCCTTTCTCGGATCACTTATAGCCTTACCCTTTGCATCAGTCAGAAGCGGCCCCGTCGCCCATCCACGCTTGTGACTGAATACATTAGCTTTAAAAACGATACGCTTTCCCGTTTCAATCTTTCCAGCTTGTCGGATTCTCGATTCAGGAACCTTGAAAAACTTTGCGATGCTCTTGACCGTGTCTCCATCCTTTACTTTGTACTCGACAACACCGTGTTGTACGTAAAAGTGGAAATCACCTTGACGAATATAATTCGTGGGTCGCCCAGGTGACACGAACATCATGACCTTGAAATACCCCTTCTTACATTTTTCATTACCCTTGACTTGATACACCTTTTTAGGATTGTCCGATACGACGCGTTGCGGTAAGCTTTTGCAATGCGTGTAGTTGTGTGGAAGGTTCGACATACCAGAACGATCCCCGGGGATTGATTTTTGGTAACGGTACGCTTCATAATCTCCAACAGCGTACGCGTAACAATTATTATTACCAATACCAGTGGACGTACCCCAACGTCTATTTGTAAACTTTCTTTCGGAGCCACTCAGGGGAAGTGGTGGTGCCATATACAGTTGACTCAGAAAAAAATATGGGTACATAATAAATGTTCAAGGAAATCGTCAAGGCTGAAAACAAGTCCGACATGATCACCGAAGCGCTCGTGTTCCTTCTCAATATCTTGATTGGGACCTTCCTTCTCCGTGTGTTCTGGAACCGCTCTCTCGCGAAGCACATTACCGTGCTCAAGCCGATCTCGACGCTCTTTGACGCGTTTGTGCTCTCCATCTCCATCGCCGCGGTCCGTGGTATCTAAATTTCCTTATATCCAACGTGACGCTCACCTCCCGGACCGACGAGAGTCGGAAACGCATCCGCGCCCGAGCAATCCTTTGTATCACAGTTGACGAACGTGAAAGGCTTACCAGCCTTACGCATGTAATCTAACTGTTTACGAGTCCATCCACATCCCATGGTCCCGTAAATAGTCCAGGGTTTACCCCTGGGAATATATGTAGGCACTCGAGACAACATATATAACGCGATGACAAACAAAAGCGCGAATACCAACATAATTTATACTATAGTGTTACATATTTTTTATAAACTTACACATTTGTTCCTTTGTTAATTTCGGATCTAATTTGAACATCTTGACGAGGTCTTCTTTTTTGTAGAGACGACACTTTCGCGTATCAATCTTGAGATCACCATTCTTGTTTATGAAAATACCCGGTCTTGGTTTCTTTTCAACCGCAATGCGCTTTTCAATTTCTCGCACTTGGTTCATCACAGATGGATCACGTTTCCCAAGACCAGGTCTCTTTAGTGGGACCTTCTTCTTTTCTGCTTCCTTTTGAAGCACAGCTCTCGCCCGTCTAATCGCTGAAGATGTACCAACTTTCTTTGGTTCTTCCACCTTTTTTACCATCGCGGGTCTCTTTGGTATGATCTTTGAAAGAAAGCCAGCCTTCTTTTCTTGAAGGAATGGATGCTTTAGGATGTCATCGTAGGTTGGAAGATCTTCGTGTTTCTTGAGACGAAGACGGAATGATTTAACTTCCGGACTTTCTCGGGTGAGATAAGGAGCTGGAAAGAGATCTCTAATGAATTGTTTGATAGGTAATGATTTTGAATAATGGTATATAATATTGAGAAAGTAGTGTGCGTCATACATGTAATGTGACTTTGTGGATATCCCCACATTATTCGCAAATTGCTTATCGTATACGGGATTTTTAACACCTTCTATCGTTGCGAGACCAAAGTCAATCATCACGGGTACGTTACCCTCCATGACCATGATGTTGTTCCAATGAAGATCGTGGTGTCTAAACTTGGGATACTTTTCGTGGATTTTTTTGAGGTTTCTTATGACTTGTGAAATTACTTTTCTGTACGCAATCGAACTTGGTCGAGATTTAATCCAATCTTCGAGTGATTCACCCTTGATGTATTCAAAATAAAGAATGTCCTTATCACCACACGACTTGAAGTGATACATACGGGGAACACCCATACCCCTAAGCTTCTGTGCGATACGATATTCCATCTTGGCAGATGCCTCATTTGTAATCTTTATAGCGATCCGCGTTTTACACGTGTCGTCGAGACATCCATAGAATACCGCGCCATATTGTCCCTGACCGAGCATCCTGAGTCGCCCACCCTTTTCAATTTTAATTCCAGTATTCGAGAACATTTCTTGTTTTGGGTCACACGCCTTCTTACCTCTCAAAAACTTTTTGACTTCTTCACCGACAGCATTCTTCTGAGCGTCAGTCTTAGCTCTATTGGCGATATAGACGAGGTCTGCGAGTTTGACCATACTTATTACAAGCTAAGAAAAGTTTTCACGGTACCACACCAAAAGTGACGGTGGCCATTCTATGTTGTCGCCATATTGGTCGTACAATTCCCCATGAATATTGTCTTTAGTTTGGTACCCCTTGATGTAGTCCAAGATATCCAGGTTTTGTGTACTAATTGCACCGATCATCGTCGCCCATGAGTATAATTCCATAATTTCTTCAGACTTGTCAAGTCTAAATGCCGTAGAGCAGGTATTCATAAAAACCTCAAACATTTCAGTGGCTATTGCATGGTCTTTGTGTGACGCAATCCAGAATGTCATATAGTCTTCGTGTTCGGTGGAGCAATCTTGAAGTCTTGATTCAATTTCATAGAGGATTTGGTGTTCATTGTATCTAAGGATCTCGGGGTCACCGTATTTGATGGCTCGTGCAACTTCCATTTTGTTTTGATTACAAATATGAGATTCATACGTGACTTAGGGCGTCACGTATCAATCTTGAGATTGACTACTTATGTATGTATGTATATTTATTCTTCATCCACTTCAATATCATCTTCTTCTTCCTCTTCCTCTTCTTCTTCCTCCTCACCTGAAGAGACACCTTGGAATGCGAACGACGGAAGCTTCGCAGACGGTTCGAGAAGCGCTTGTTGTAATCGAACAGTCACACCGAACTTGTTATCGATGAACCAGATTTGATTCAAGTCCACAATCGTGAGAACCTTTTGACCCTTTTCGACGGTATCGAGAGAAACACTCTTTCTCTTCGTATCGTAGGCTTCCGGAACAAAAGTTCCATCCGGCTTCGTGAGAATCTTAAGCTTGAGCGTCGCCGGGTATTGTTCCTTACCCGGACGCACGAGCGGCTTGTATAAGGCTTCTTTGAGCACTGCGACATTGAATTCCTTACCGAGCCATTCCTTCGAATTCTTGGCGACGGTTTCAACGATGATATCATCGAGTTGCTTCAGCTTTTCATGAAGTTCCATCGCTTCGGCGTTGTCAGTATCAAACGATAAGTCGAGAGAATACGACGTGCGTCCACTCGTTTCATCGGTGTAGGCGCTCAAGCCATACGGAGAGCGCATGTACGGAAGTTGGATGTAAAGTTTTCTGTTGTTGTCGCCATTGAGGTAGACAGCTTTGCCACCGTTCTTGTTCTTACGAAGTTTCGAAAATCCCACAGACGCGGGGTTGAATTCGGATGCTTGTTGGATAGTGAGCGACATGCTTGTGTATGTTATATCTCTAGTTGGACTCCAAACTTTAAGCAAATTTTTTTCTCCAGGAACAATAAACAATGGGTCTCTTTAAAGATTGTGGATGTGGTTGTGGCGGCTCGAAGGCGCGTGACAAGTTTGTGATCTCTATTATCTCGGCTCTACTTTTCTTTATCGTGGCGAATCCGAACACGTTCATCATCGTGCGTCGAATTCTTGGTGGTTGGGTGTCGAGTCCGAACGGGTGCCCGTCGATCGCGGGTCTCGTTTTGCACACGGCGGTATTCTTTTTGATCGTGTGGGGTATGATGCAGATTCAAAAGGAAGGATTCGCGGGTGAAGGTGAGTCGGATAAAGAAATTGAAATCTCCGATGAAGAATTAAAGAGGATCGAAGCCGAACTTGACGACGACGACGAAGACGACGAAGACGACGAGGAAGAAATGCCATCCATGGCTGAAATGCCGACGGCGGAACCGTACATGTCTGAAATCTCTTTTGCTCCGTCCCCGAAAAACCAAAAGCTTGGATCTCTTGATTTGGGTATGGACATGGACGCCGCGCCACTCACCGCACCGAAGAAGAGTGGTAAGTATACGTCGTGCAAATGCTCTGACGGAAACGAAATCATGCTCATGCGTTAAGTAATACGAATGAACGTTCACCCGTTTGCTCAATCTTATCAAACGGGATATTTTTTATCTTTTCAATCATGTTTAGGACATGTTTTTCGCAAATTAAATAACAATTTTCGAAAAATATGGTACCTCTGTGTTCTACAATCAGCGGTCCAATTTCACCGATCGCTGCTTGTAGAGTGTGAATCATATACACAAGTTGTTACCTTTTCTTAAAGTCCGTTTTCAATAACGTACTGTGCAACACCACTTTGAACCACCGCGGGTTCACCTTGTGCGGCATCCACACCCTTGATCTTCTTGTCATCCTTCTTCATCTTCTTCATCTTCTTTTCACCCATCTTCATATTCTTTTCACCCATCTTCATCTTCTTTTCACCACCATTTATACCGGGAAACGCACGAGCCTTGCGCTGTCTCATTGAATACATATATCCCATGGCCGCTGAGAGAAGTGAGCTGAGAATCAAAATAATAATCGTCTTGATGTCCATTTATACTGTAATCGAAGATTAAAAATCTTCATCGAAACCAATCTCACCTGAGTCGTCGTCAAGTTTACCATAGTCACCCACCCGCTTCTCGAAGAAGTTTGTCTTCCCATCGAGGCTGATGTTTTCCATAAAATCAAATGGGTTCTTTGCGTTCCAAATGGGTGGCACACCGACTTGTTTGAGAAGACGATCCGACACGTACTCAATGTACTCTGACATCTTCTCAGAGTTCATGCCAATGAGGTTACAGGGAAGTGCGTCTAAGATGAAACCCTTTTCAATGTCCACAGCTTCATTCACAATGGCGTGAATGGTCTCGGTACTGGGTCTATTACGCAAAGTCTTGAAGAGTTCCACAGCAAACTCTTGGTGGAGACCCTCATCACGAGAAATAAGTTCATTGGAAAAGCACAGACCTGGCATGAGACCCCGCTTCTTCAACCAATAAATAGCGCAGAATGATCCCGAGAAGAAGATCCCCTCCACACACGCAAACGCAAAGAGGCGCTCGGCAAAGGAGCGAGACTTTGTGTCAAACCACTTCATCGCCCACTGTGCCTTCTTTTCAATGCATGGCACGGTCTGGATAGCCTCAAAGAGTTCCTTCTTTTCTGATGGGTCTTTGATGTACTTATCTATGAGTTTTGAATATGTTTCACCATGAACCATTTCATTATGGCATTGGTACGCGTAGAATGAGCGCGCTTCGCTTATCTGTACCTCATCTGCAAAATTGTTATTGATATTCTCAAAAACAATTCCATCGGATCCAGCAAAGAATGCCAGGATATACTTTATGAATTTCTGTTCATTCTCATTGAGGGACTTCCAGTCATCCAAGTCTTTCGAGAGATCTACTTCCTCAGCAGTCCAATTGGACATTTGAGCCTTCTTATAGAGATCCCACAGGTGTGGATACTTCAGGGGAAACACAGTAAATCTGTGTAGGGTAGGCGCCAAGATTGGCTCATACTCATCCTCAACCCATTCCTGAAATTCAAAATAGTTTCCGATGTGACGTCCATCACTAAATATTTGAGGGTAGGAATCAAACCGACCACCACACAATTTTTTGAGATCCTCTTTCTCAATCATAACCTTTTCGTAATCGATCCCTTCCGATTCGCACAGTGTGACGGCGTGCTCGCAGTATTGACATCCTTCCTTCGAATAAATTGTGATTTTCATCTGTAGTATTATCGTTGATTATTTTTTGTCCTAAAATTTTAAGCATGATTGTCGCATCAGATATTAACCAGAATGATATAGTAAAATTACTTGTAAACGAAGACGGTATTGAAGACGAAATGTACGGGGTGGTTGGTATGAATACCGGCCTGGTTCTTGGAATAAGATACTTAAATGCCACAGAACTTGTATATAAATCCGCGTGTGTCTATCAATTGGAAGATGATGAGCATGATATGAGTCCAGCTCCCTATGAAAGTGTGATGGAACACCACCCAAGTGGAACAACCCTCGAAGATTTGGAATTCAAATCACTCGGCAAGAATATGTACGCGCATCTAGATGAAATTGATATCGAGGATTCAGATTCCGAAATATACGACGAAGACGAAACAGACTCGGAGATGGATGACTTTATTGTTCCCGACGACGAGATCGACGGACAAGTCATACCTCCATCTGACTACAAAACCGTGGATAAAGAATGGAACGCGTGGGAGCCGAGATCCCCAGGCGCCAGGAGTTTTAAAGAAACCGTCAATATGATTGAAATGCACGCAAAGAACCACGCGGATGCACTCAATTTTTAAAAACCTAAGTTGTGGAAAACTACCAAAATTTTAAAATTAGCAAAAGGAATAACATGCTAGCTGCTATATGGTCCGATGTGGACAAACTTCTCAAAGATCAATCCGAACAAAAGCTAGTGGATATCAATATATGTAGAGAGTGTGATGGAACCAAGGTGATTGGTTCCGAGGGATTTCCGGTGTGTTCATCATGTGGTCTCGTGGATGCGACATTCATCGATGAATCACCCGAATGGACGAGTGGCATTTCTGACGATGGTACGGTCAATGATCCATCTCGGTGCGGAAATCCAAATGCAAATCCTGAATTGTTTTCCCAAAATTGGGGTAAGGGTACCGTCATCTCTACATATAGAGTGTCAACATACGAAAACAAACGTATGGCGAAAATTAATTTTCATATGTCGATGAATCATCGCGACAGATCTTTGTTCCACGCGTACAAAGATATCGACGAGGCGTGTCACACGCTTCCCGATTGTATTCTCAAGGATGCCAAAATTATGTACAGAAAATTCAATACAGAAAAACTTACTCGCGGTGCCGTGCGACTCGGTATCAAAGCTAATTGTGTACTTTATGCGTGTCGTCTCGCACAATTTCCGAGAACGACGAAAGAGATTGCGGATATGTTTGGTATTCAATCGAAAGACATTAGTCGTACGACACAAATATTCAAAGACACATTGATGGGTAAGACTGAAAAAAATTACGTCACGAAACCAATAGATATCATGCCTCGACTTCTCGGCCCTTTCAATGTATCGAGAGAGGAACGATTACAATGTAACAAAGTGTGCACCGCGCTCGAAGACTGTGTTGAACTCATGAGTAAGACACCCAATAGCATCGCGTCAGCAATCATACTCGTAGTACTCAGTGGTAAATATTCCAAGTCGGACATATGCGAAAAGTGTTCAGTCTCGGTACCGACGATCAATAAGATTGAAAGTATCATAAAAAAACACTTAGAGGTTAAAGCTCAAAAATAGTTAAATGACAAAGAAGGTCTTTTTGAGTACGCCATGCTACGGGGGGTTGTGTTTAGAAAAGTATATGATAGGTATAATAAAATTACAGCTTCATTTGATTAAACACGGTATTCAGTTGTATATCGATACCACTGAAAATGAATCTCTCGTGCATCGCGCTCGAAACGTGGCTGTTGGTCGCTTCATGCAAAAGACTGACGCCGAATACTTCATGTTTATCGATGCCGATGTCGACTTCGATCCTGATAGTGTATTGCGACTCATTAATTCCGACCACGACATCGCGGTCGCGTGTTATCCTAAGAAGTGTGTCATGTGGGACCAAGCGGCGAACGCTGTAAAAGGTGGAGACGATCGTAACATGGCCATGCTCTCGTCGAGTCTCGTGTTGAATTTCGGGGCTTCACGTCGCCCAGTTGAAAAGGGATTCATTGAAATTTTGGATGGACCGACCGGGTTTATGCTCATTAAGCGCGAAGTCTTTACGAAACTCGAAGAAAAGTTCCCAGAGCTGTGGTGCAAAAACGACCACCAAAATCGAGACTTTGATGATTACCACGCATGCTTCGATTGTATGATCGACCCAGAAACCAAACGATATCTCTCGGAAGATTATGCATTCTGTCGACGTTGGCAGCAGTGTGGTGGGAAGATTTATGCAGACATTAATACGACGCTCGGACACGTAGGGAATTTACCATTTAGTGGATGCCTCAATGAAAGGCTTAAGGCTTAGATACTATGAAAATAGAGTATGAAAATCACGACCATTCTCACGACTCGATCAAAATCATGTCACGTGAAGACATTACACACGATTCTTCGTTTGAATTTGAAGTGTCTCGAGCGCGGTGTGAATAATGAAATCGTATTCGTGAATGATGACCCGTATGAAAAGTGTGATGCCATCACGGATGCTGTGAAGAAGATGCCGGATAAGATTCTCTTCGTGGACTTTGGTGTGGGTATGGATGATGAATCGATTCTACAAGTGTTTGAGAAACATGAAGGTGTTGGGTGTCTCGTGTTTCCAGGTGTAAAGGAGGGTATCGACTGGGGACTTTTCAAAGCGAAGGTTCGTGATGATGAATGTCTCGAACCTAACAGTCAAATGGGTCTTCACTTTGACACAGAAGTCAGTCGAAAGATTTCGGAAAACCTATACACAGTCGAATCAACCGGAGCTCGCGTGTGGATTATGAATTGTAAAAATGCGTCGAAATTCTTGAAGGACAAGAAGACGGCAAATATTAAGATTCTTCCACGAGCTGAAAGTATGTTTCAAAAATTCAAAGAAAATGGGATGAAGATTCATGCATTTACGGCGGCTAAGTTAACCATGACTTACTCACATGAGTGCATTAGTAACATCCTCAACGCCGCAGGTGTTTCAACAAATTAAAGCTTAAAATCCATATATCAACATGTCTATACCGTCGTCGGAACCACTGTATAAATATGTCGTGGACTTCATACATAAAGTGTGGGGAACGAAAGAATATTTTCCCGGACCACAACCCATATCGATCGAACGCAAACATTTTCCAATCTTACAAAACAATGAATATGTTGTGTGTGAAAAAACGGATGGTATGCGCTACATGATGGTTGCGTTAACGTATGAGGGTGTGCGCAAATGTGTATTCGTGAATCGATCGTTTGAGATGTTTGAGGTATCAGTCAGTTTACGTCGTCCTGCATATGAAGGAACCATTCTCGATGGAGAATTGTATGAAGACACACTCATGGTTTATGACGCGATCATTATCAATGGCAAACCCGTTGGTCATATGAATTTTAAACAACGACTCGATGAGATTGGAAAGTTGTTGAAAACTATAGTCTACGTGAAGACGGATAAATATAGACTCAAACTCAAAACATTTTATCCACTCATTAAATTCAAAAAGTTTATGGATGAATATTTACCGACAGTGACACAAGAGGTTGATGGACTCGTATTCACACCCGTGAATGAACCGGTGAGAATAGGAACGCATGAGACGATGTTCAAGTGGAAACCGAGAAACAAAAACACGGTTGACTTTTATATGAAAAAGGACACAAGTTTCACGGGGGTTGGTCAGGTGGGACCACCCGTGTGGAAACTCTATGTTCAAGAAAAGGGAAAGTTGTTTTTTGAAAGTGAGTTTCCTATATCAAAAATGAATGAACCGTGGTTTGAGGAGGGTGCCATCGTTGAGTGTATGTACGTGACGTGGGAGGATGGTCCTTTGTGGTGGAAACCACTCAAGCGACGACGAGATAAAACATACCCAAATAATAGACGAACATTCTACCGAACACTTGTGAATATCAAGGAGGGCATTGAGATGAAGGAGTTTTTAGATTGTATACCAAGACATAATGCCCTGTACGGATAGGGAGTGCTTGTTCCGTGACAAAATCATCATTCTTGTAATACCATTTGCCTTTGTGTTTTGTGAAAGCAAGATAATGCCCACCACGCTGTACGCCCACGTGAATTCCTGACGCGACGAGTGAATATTCGAATGCATTAATATATATTTTATCCGATACATCGACGTGACTCTTTTTATCGAATGAAATCATAAGCACTTTTGGAAGTTCTGAAAAAATACATCGCGTCGTGGCGATGTGGTGCACGTTTCCGTCGTCATCGATGTAATCGGTGATTGGATTCCATTTCACAGAATCGTGAAGCATTTCTTCCATGGATGTACCCCTGGAACACATGATATGCATACCGAAGTCTTCGATTCGTTCTGACTTTCCACCGGGCCAGATGGTTTGTTGAACTTTTTTACCATAGAACCATTGTTTAATGATTGGCACGGACTTTTCTAAAATATCGATGATACACAAAATCGTTTCTTGGATGTCATGTTGTTCGTTGTCAACGAATCGTGGAAATTTCGTCTGAAAAAGTTTTAGAAGGAGTGTCACGTCGATCACTCGCATATCACTCACTTTCCAAAACAACCGAGTCATGTGTGCGTATACCTTTGTAAATTCACATGATCCCTCGTACCCATGATCTATGAAATAGTTTGAAAGACACGGAATATGAAGAAGGCATTGTAAACTTGTATTAAAATAACACGTGTTTCCAGAATTTAGAAATCCTTTCATTAGAATTTGTGCATAAAAAAGGCTTAAGAGGAAAACGCGAATGAGAAATGTAAGAAATCATGAACGTTGAATCTATTCTCAAGAAAGTTGAAGCCGCCTTTGATGCGAACAAAGACGACCCTTCCATTGAAGTAGAAATGCGTCTTGGGAAGTTTAACGGGTCTATGTTTGACACAAATGTCGGAAAAGAAGTTTTCGAACGACTATTACATGGCCTCGAACAATACGATGGATGGCAAGATGTCAAAACATCGTCATCTGAAGTATTTTACAGGGAGCGTGACAGTGTTCGCATGACTATCGACGATGAAACAGGTGATCAAACCATCATCCAAAAGCGTTCGATGTTTAAGGAAGATATAAAAAAGGTGAAGAATGCGCCGTTTGATGTCCGATTTAGCATCTGCCGAGAAGTACCCATGCCCGACGACGGTGATTATACGGATATGGATCGTAAACGATTCAAGGAGCGTAAATCATTCATCCGTAAGAACTTGAGCATAGACATGACAAAGTCTACAGGAGATACAGTCGACATGGACTCGGAAGACGCGACCTCGTATCAAGTTGAATTTGAGATCATCACACCGAGTAAAGTTGAGACATCTGAGCAACTCTTCAACATCGTGCACAAAATTAATGATGTATTTAAATTGTTGCCATCTAATAAATGATCACGACGGTGTTTTTACTTTTAATCGCTGGTGCGCTCATGTACGATAGAGTTGTTAATACAGATGAAGTCGCCGGTTCCAAGCACTTTTACATGAGCGAAGGTATGTCCAAGGGTATGTATAAGCGTATGGAAGATTCGGGTGTCACGTCTGAATCTTTAAAAGCATTCGTCCACATGGAGGATAGAATGCTCGAACTCGAACGTTTGGCTGTATGTAGTAGTATTCCAAGACATCTTGAAGTGACCGCACTTTCTCAACAAATAAAGGATCGTTTCCCGGCGTTTGATTTCACGTATCATGGTATTCACGTGAAACAAGCCGCTGAACCGAATCGCCTCATCAACAAAACTGTAACGTGTTAATAAGTGATCTGATTAAATATTTATGTAGCGGACTCTCTATCATATGAACTCGTCGAAGAATAAATAGAATGAGTTCATTATCATCGTCACCCTCTTTTTTTACGGCATTATTAGTATACGTGTACCTAAATTCTAGATATGACATCTCTTTTACCGATTCTCTACCGTTTCGTATATAGTCCGCGATCACGTAAATGATTCCATCGAGAAATTCTTCTCTCGCCATGTGCATCCATGAATCTTTCTTCGTACCCCACGTGATTGTATCGTCATCAACGCGAACACCGTGCCCATACTTAGTCTTGCCGAGTTGCAATCGCTCAAGAATAAGATTGCGTGGATCTTCCATGCTACTCATGGATCGCGTGATATCTTTATGTCGTTGGGATAAATTCCCATTGAAGATCACCACATATATTCTTCCATATGACATCTTGTTGATACAACTTCTCTTTCGACTTTAAGAGTGGAAAGTATTGAAGATATTCGTCTTCACCGAGCAACTCACAAAATTTATACAATACATACGAATAACTCAAGAAATTCTTTCGATCGAGCGGGCAGTGACGATCGAAAGGCTGTTGTATATCTTTGAACATGATTCGAAGACGTTCTTCGAGCTCTTGTGGCATGTTGGGGGGTTTTATACCGTTAAGTATGTTCGTGATGTATGGTACGTGTTCATAGTACTTATTGAGACGGAGCTTTTTCAAAAGTCCACGGATGCGTGTATGCGTGATTTCCTCGAGAGACTTAATCTTGAGCTTTTTGAGTTCGGCTCGAAGCTGTTCTATGACTTCATCGGGTATAGTCGTCATTTCTTGTGCCTGAAATTGTGACATTTGCTCATTGAAGTGATTCTCCCTCTTGTAAGAATAATTGACTATTTTCTCTGTATTCTCTTGTTCTTCTCTGTACGTGAGTTCTTCACTAATCAAGGATGCGACCACGAGACCACATTGATCGCATATGAGATC